GAAATATGAAGAGCTTCTTTCTTATGCTGAATCCGTAAAGGAGTGGGCATCTAAAACTTATTCTGGGACCAGCATTACAAGCAATATTCAATTAGTTAGGTTGTTTGAGAAGCTTGGTGCAGATATTACTGAGACAACTCCATCTGGAGCAAAATCTGCTAGCAAAGATCAACTAAAGCTTCTAACAATTAACGGCAATGAAGAAGTGAAGAACCTTGCCGAAACTGTTCTTAAGCAACGCAAGGCAGACAAGTTAGCTAATACCTACTTCCTAAACTTTATTAATAAAAATGTAGATGGGCTTTTACATCCTTCTGTTAAGACTCTAGGTGCTCGTACATCTCGTATGTCTATTACTGACCCAGCTTTGCAGACACTACCTAAAGGCGATGAGACAGTACGCAGAGCGTTCTTACCTCGTGACCCTGACCATGTAATTATCTCTTCTGACTTAGATCAGGTTGAGTTCCGTATGTTTGCTTCTCTATCTCAGGACCCAAACCTCATTTCGCTATTTCATAAAGCAGATGCGACTGGTTCTGATCCCTTTACTGAAATCGGTCGTCAGGTTTACCAAGAACCAGATATGCAAAAGTCTGACAAGCGCCGTAACTTAATCAAGGGTGTTGTTTACGGACGACTTTATGGTGCAGGTGTTGCTAAGCAAGCTTTAACTGCTGGTGTGTCAGAACCTCAGATGCGTTCTGTGTCTGACTCTTTTGATGCTAACTATCCAGGAATGATGCAGTTTCAGAAGCAGATTGAAAATATTGGCATGACTCGACTGCGTCAAGAAGGTCAAGGCTATGTCCACACTTGGACTGGCCGCCGTATTCCTTGTGATGAAGAACGTGTCTACACACTTGTTAACTATCTAATTCAAGGTGGGGCTGCTGAGGTATTTAAAAGCAACCTTGTTAAACTAGATCAAGCAGATCTAACAGAGCATCTTATTGTTCCTGTGCACGATGAAATTGTTCTTCAAGCACCGAAAGATCAAGTTGAAGAGTTTAAGAGAACTGTTCAAGAATGTATGACAACCACCGAAGGCTGGGCTGTTCCACTAACCTCTGGCATTGATGGTCCAATGGATAACTGGGGGGAAAAGTACGCATGATTAAATATGTTCTAGCCGTAGATCCGGGAAAAGCAACAGGTGTTGTATTTATGTCATGGAATGGGTCTGACCCAGTCCCTAATGTAATACTTTCAAAAGAAGTTCAACCAGAAGAGTTTGCGCTAGTTATTGACACGGTGCTTAATACATACAGAAACGGGGACAACTTTACGGTTGTGTGCGAGCGATTTACTATTAATGCTCAAACAGTTCGTAACTCTCAAGCCCCATACTCTCTTGAGCAGATCGGGGTTCTCAAGCACCTATGTCGAACCAATATGTATGACCCAGAAAAGATCGTTTTACAGTCTCCAGCAGACGCCAAAAATATGTTTCCTAACCCAGTCCTTAAGAAGCTAGGGACTTGGCATGTGGGGGGCGAAGGGCATGCAAACGATGCAATGCGACACGCTTTACTAAGATTTGTTAAAACTGGCTGGGTTCCAAGAACTCTGCTAGACTAAAGATACTATTAGAAAACATTTAGTTTGCAATATCTTCAATAGTATGTTTTACTTGATGTAGTGACGCTAAGGAGTAGGTGAGAAATGGCAGTAACAGTAGATATAAACCCAGACAAAGATAACATCCTCATAACCGCTGACTGGCGCTTTAAAGAGCTCTGTAAGAGCCTTCCAGGGGCTTCCTGGAGCCCTAAGGATCAAGTCTGGACTGTTCCACTTAGCTGGACAACTTGCCTTGCTCTACGGTCAACCTTTAAGGAAGACTTGTTTGTGGGACCTGCTCTAACAGAGTGGGCAACCAATGAACTCAATAATAGAATCGCTCCTGCCAATGCTCTTCGAGAGCTTGAGACTTATGAGGGGGATGAAGACCTTTTTCCACATCAAAGGGCTGGCGTAGCTTTTCTCAGCACCGCAAAGCGTGCTCTTTTAGCAGATGAGCCGGGCCTTGGTAAGACTGCTCAAGCGATCCGTGCTCTTAAAAAACTTCAAGATAATGGTGAGGCTGTATTTCCAGCACTCATTGTCTGCCCTAACACTCTTAAAAAGAACTGGGCTAGAGAGTTTGAAAGATGGTGGCCGGGAGTTAAAACTCAGGTAATTAAAGGTTCCGCTGTGCAACGCAAGAAGCAGTTTGCAAATGAAGAAGCGCAAGTTTTTATTATTAACTGGGAATCACTTCGCTCTCACTCACGCTTGTCTGGTTATGGGTCTATTGCTCTAGTTAAGTGTGTTGCAATGGGTGGACAAGACCCAGCAGTAACAGAGACTCGTTGTGAAGTAACCCCACGAGAACTTAATAAGATTGATTTTCAAGCCGTAGTAGCAGATGAGATTCACCGCTCTAAGGAGCCAAAATCTAAGCAAACTAGAGCTCTTTGGGCTGCAACTGGTGATGCTCCTATTCGTTTTGCACTTACTGGAACTCCAATTGCTAAAGATGTTGTTGACCTGTGGTCAATCCTGCACTGGCTATCTCCTATTGATTGGCCATCAAAGACAAAGTGGATTGATCGAATGATTGACATCATGCTCAACGCTTTTGGTGGAATGATGGTTATTGGTGTTAAGCCACATATGGAAGATGAATTCCATAAGAGCGTTAACCCTGTAATGCGTCGTATGCTTAAGAAGGTAGTGCTTCCTTGGCTACCACCAGTTATGAATGAGCGTCGTGATGTTGAGATGTCTACAAAACAGAAGAAGGCTTACGAGCAGATGCGTGACACAATGATTGCTGAGCTTGAGTCTGGTGATGCCGTCACCGCTCCAAGTATTCTTACTCAGACAATACGCTTGCTTCAATTTGCTAGTTCTTATGCAACTATGGAAGTAGATGAGTCAACAGGAGAGATTAAGACAGTCCTTGCTGGACCATCTTGCAAAGTAGATGCTCTTATGGATGACATTAAGAATGGCGACTTTGGTGATGACTCAGTTGCCGTATGTGCCGTATCTCGTCAGCTTATTGATCTTCTTAGTGCAGAACTAACTAAAGCTGGGATTAAGCATGGGCTGATTACTGGCGCACAAGATGAAGATGAGCGTCAAAAAGCAGTAGACGATTTTCAAGCAGGAAATATTAAGTGGGTTCTTTTCACGGCTCAGGCTGGTGGAGTAGGTATCACGTTGACTGCTGCTCGCCGTCTTGTTATGCTACAACGACCTTGGTCACTAGTTGATCATCGTCAAGCCTTGGATCGAGTACACCGCATTGGTAGCGAAATCCACGACTCTATTTTGATCATGGATTATGTTACTGAAGGAACAATAGAAGAAAGAGTTATTCAAGTGCTTGAGACAAAGTCAGATAACTTTGAACAGGTTGTGCGAGATAAAGATCAATTAATGAAGTTGCTCAAGGATGATAAGGCGGGAGTGCTATGAGTGGTGTAGTCAGACTATCTAACTCTGAGATTCAAACATTTAAGGATTGTCGTCGTAAGTGGTGGCTTGCCTACTACCGTCGTATGCAACCTAAGTTCCGTGACAAAACTGGTGCGTTAGCTTTCGGTAGTCGCATTCACGCAGCATTAGATGACCACTACGCAAATGGCGTACCTCTTTTAGATGCTCATACAAGATTAGTAAATGTAGATAAAGAAGTTCTTCTATCTAACTTTTTGGATGTATCTTCTCTTGAGGCTGAAGCTGAGATGGGTCGCATCATGCTTGAGGGTTATGAAGAGTGGGTGCAAGAAGAAGGCATTGATGCAGAACTTGAAATGATTTCTACTGAAGAAACAATTATTGCTCCATTGTTTAATGGAGAGGTTGAGTTACAGGGAAAGCTTGATATGCGTGTTCGTCGTAAGGTTGATGGAGTTCGTATGTTCCGTGACTTTAAGACTGTTGGTGGTTCTCTAGGAGACTTTGGAAACCTTGCTCATATGAATGAACAGGTTATGACATACATGCTTCTTGAAGCTACAAAGGCTGATGAAGATCAGCGTTCTGATGGGGGTATTTTTACACTCCTTAAAAAAGTAAAGCGAACAGCAACTGCTCGTCCTCCTTTCTACGATCAAGTAGAAGTTCACCACAATGTATTTACAATGCGTTCTTTCTGGAATAGAATCCACGGAACTATTTCAGATTTGATGAATGTCCGTAGAGCTTTAGACACTGGCTCGGATCATTCATTTGTTGCATATCCGACACCAAGTCGTGATTGCAAATGGAAGTGTCAATTTTTCGCTATATGCCCAATGTTTGACGACGGAAGCGCCGCTGAACAAGCACTTAGCGATTCGTATGAGGAAGCAGATCCTTATGCGTATTACGAAACCGACAAAAAAGGAAGTGAGTGACGATGAGTAATATTCAACGTTCTCTTACCGTTATGGTGTATGGGGAAAGTAAGGTTGGTAAATCCAGTTTTGCTGTCACAGCGCCGTATCCACGCCTAATGCTTGACGTTGAGGGTGGACATCGCTTCCTCCCTATCGTTGTCAAGTATTGGGATCCTCTTCGTGAGGAGCCACCAGTGGCAGATGGGACTTGGGATACATGCGTGGTCACAGTTCGTGACTATGACACTGTTCTTAAGACATACCAGTGGCTACAACTAGGTAAGCATCAATTCAAGAGTCTTATTATTGACTCTGTCTCTGAACTTCAAGTTAAGTGCTTGGAGAACATTGCAGGTGTTAATCAGATGACACAGCAACAATGGGGAGAACTTCTCCGACATATGGGTGGGCTTTTGCGTGACCTGCGTGATCTTACAATGCATGCAACAAATCCATTAGAGGCAGTAGTTCTAACTGCAATGGCTCGTCTTGATAAAGATGGTCGTTATCGCCCATACCTACAAGGTCAGCTTGCAATTCAGGCTCCATACTTCTACGACATTCTGGGTGCGATTACCGTTGAGGAACGTCATAATCCAGATCCAACCCAACCGCCATTCAAAGTTCGTCGTATGTACGTTGAGCGCACAAATCAGCACGAAGCTGGAGAGCGTGTACAAGGACGTCTTGGCAAGGTAGTTGAACAAGAAAATCTCTCTATCGAAAGAATGTTAGACATTGTTTTCGGGCAGAGACAAGCAGCAGCGGCGGCCGCAGCAGCTGAAACAACAACACAGAAAGAAGGATAAACAGTGAGCACCAAAAATTGGTCTGACTTAATTAAGGATGCTGGTGAAACTGGCAGTTACGAACCGCTACCTGATGGTGATTACGATCTAGTAGTAGTAGAAGCAACTGCAACAACATCACAGTCTGGTAAGACAATGTTCAAGCTAAAGGCACAGGTTGAGGGCGGAGCTCACAACAAGCGTCTTGTATGGGATAACTTGGTTGTAACACCAGATAGTCCTGCTGCACTTGGTATGTTGTTCAAGAAGTTCCATGCAATGGGAATTGGTCATGGATATTTTGATACAAACCCAACTAACGCACAGATTGAAGCAACTCTCACTGGTCGTAGATTCCGTGCACAGATTGGTAGCCGTATGTATAACGGAGCCAAGAAGAACGAAATCCGCAACTACTTCCCGAGTGCTGCAACTATTGCAGCAATGCAAGGTGAAACTGTGGCTCCTGTTCAGGCAGCAGCACCAGCATCACCACCTCCAGCTCCAGCGCCAGCTCCTGCACCAGCAGCAGCAGCGCCAGCTCCAGCAGCACCTGCTCCAGTAGCAGCACCAACTGCACCGTTTTAACTAAGTTTGTTGGGGGGCTGCTCAAGACAGAGCAGCCTCTTAACAACTAACAAGGAGAGAAATGAAAGTATTAGTTACAGGATTTACAGCATCTCAGTGTTCTGAGAATGCTAATAATCGCCTGTCTACTTTTACTGGATTGTTTAAAAATGCTTTAGACGAACTTCAGTGCGATGTGTCTTGGGAAAAACCGCAACTTAGTATGAGCAAAGAGTATTTAGATCAATATGACATGATCATAGTCGGACTTGCATCGCCTCATAGCGTGTCGGCTAATTATGTATATGCTGGACTTTGGGTAGCCAGTCAAGCAAAAGAATTAGGAAAGTTAAGACTTCTTATTGACGCACCAGATCCTTATTGGATATGGTCTGGGATTAGAGATTGCAACGACAACCCACATAAACTTTTTAAAGAGTTTTACTCACGCAGAGACAACTATCTTCAAGCACAAGAGCTGAAGTATGCAGAGCCAATTTATAAGTTTCTTAACCATCTTTATACGGAACAGTGGGGCAAGACCGTTGTTCCTAGCATGCCATGGTTCTCAAGAGAAGTTGTGTCAAATGCAATTAAAAATTTAGACACTCAAAACGTAATTGGTATCTGCTATGACAGAGATATTATTGATGCTTCATACGACAGATCAGAGCCTTCTTACGGCACATATTGGTGTGCTGATGCGCCTAAAAGTGCTTGGACTAAAAAAGTTATGAAGAGTCTAAGTTTTGAGGTATCTCCAATAAAACTAAATAAATACGATAAAAATACAGAAATTCTAAGTCGCATGGAAAACTCTATGGGAACTTTGATTAGTACATACCAAAACAACGATCCTTGGTGGTCTATAGCGATATCTCAATCGATTGCGGTTGGGGTCCCTGTAGTCACTGATTGGCGTCATACATCTTGGGTAGGAGCAGAATGGGCGTTTTTACCTTCAACGATAGAAGAGATGAGTCCGAATCAGCGGCTTATCTTGGCACAAAATCAGAAAGATTTTTACAGAGATGCCACTCCCTCACGGGAGGACTCTTTGCAAAAAACAGCAGAAGCACTGGACAACCAGAGCCTGTTGTCAGTAATCTAGGCACATCTGTCAGAAAGGACATCAAGATGCCAGAAGTAGATATGAACTGGGTTAAGCAACAGTTAACCGAGAACAAGACCAAGAGAGTTGTTGGCGATACCGTCATCAAGCTTCTTAATACTTGGAGCGAGGTTAAAAATACTGATCCAGATCCAGACAAAGATCAAGCAAACCTAAGTCAAGTAATCGAGCTTTTCAGCAAGATTGCTTTAGGACACGCCATTGTAAAAGAAAACAAAAACGAGAACTGGACACCTGCACAGTCGGGTCAATTAGTTATTGCTGATGAAGTTCGAGTTAAGTGGAATGCCTTTGATGGTGAAAAGGGCAAGATACACAACGGGCGTCGTGGCAAGATTGTTAGCATTCGCTATGGTGACATCATTATGAAGACAACTGACGGCAAAGAGCCAGTGCTAGAGGGATTTCACTACACACCTCAGCAGCTTGAGAAACGAGTTCCATAATGAACTCTGCTACCTTTAAATTTAAAGTTGAGGGAAGTGACTACCAAAACTTACAAGATAAAGCCAAGACAGAGCTGGCTGGATTTATTGAGATTAATATTGAAGACCTCAATAAATATGTTAATTACGAAATGGAAATAAGCCCTATTGAAAAACCAGCTAGCACCTACTCATATGCTGCTTTAGTGACTGCGAGGTTAAAGAATGTCTGAAGAATTAAATAACTCTATTCCTTCTGCCAGCAACACATACACTAAGCAGACATCTGACACCCCTCATCGGGTCGAAGCATTGCGTGAGGCTGCTCGAATAACAACCCAAGACAGAAACGCTAACTATGGTGGCCCAGAGGAAAACTTTACACGCACTGCAAAGATCTGGTCTGTAATTCTTGGACAAGATATAACAAACGAGCAAGTTGCAATGATGATGGTTGGTCTTAAGATGGCACGCTTTGCTCATGGGTCAGGTTTTCAACCTGATACATGGATTGATATTGCAGGATATGCTGGCTGCGGTTATGAAGTCGGAAAGATTGCTTCCGAGCAATAAGAGTAGACTAGAGCCATAGAACTACTAGAAAGTAGGAAGAAATGGCTGCAGAACCCGTTATAAGCCCTATGGCTGTATGCGAGGCATGCTGGCTTGAAGACCACACCAAGTGGGAACCTGAAAGTGTGGATGAAAAAGGAAAAATTCTGATGCGACTTAAAGGGGTAGATGTCCCAGAAAAAGTCAACAACGGAACTGTAGAAGTATGTGTTATGTGTGGCAATATAACTATTGCAGGTATATTTGAAATGAAACTTGCTGATCATGTGTACTTTTTTAATGAGTCGTATGAGGAAACTTTTGAAGTTCCTATGGAAAGCACAGAGGAAGACCCTAGCTAAGGAGTAGAACATTAAAGACGAAAGACACGGTCAGAATCTTTGGTCCGAATGGGACGGTCACGGCTATAGAGAAAAAATTATATTTTCCACTGTTTATTTCACTTTTGATCATATTGATCTTGAAATTGATCTTGTAAGAAGAGCTCTTGCTTCGGCGCTTCAAAGAGATGGGGTAGCAGTTTCTTTAGGTGCTGGGTTTAGTATGATAGATAAAAGCTACCCTATCTATGGTTGGTGTGGTGTTATTGAAGAAGAGTTTGACTTTACTGTGTGTGATGAGTTTGGGGAAACAGAGTATGGAGATTTTGTAGAGGCAGCTCTACCTGTAACTTGGATAGAGATATAGTCTATAGTGTATAGTCGAGCGGTTTTATAGTATATAGTCTAAACTAAGTTATATGTGGAAACCAGCAGATAACTTAGAGTGGCAACGAGACGCCTTATGCGCCGACCCCAATAATAAAGAATCAGTAGATTGGTTTTTCTCCAAAGACCCTACAGAAAAATACTCAGCTAAGAATATGTGCTTTGAGTGTCCAGTTCGTTCTCAGTGTCTGCAATGGGCTCTAGAGCATCGGCAGATCTGGGGTATCTGGGGTGGAAGAGATGAAGTAGATATTCGCAGGACGCTTTCTGTATCTTATAACGGTGAAGAGACAAGAAGACGCAGATATCCTAACTGCCCTTACTGCACAGCTCGTCCTTCTAAACTTGAAACATCTATAGAAGAACTACCTAATGGTGGTCGTTGGACAACAGCAAAAGTTGTTACTTGTACTGAATGTAACTTTTCATGGAGAAGCCGTACTAGCGCAAATGCAGTAGAAGCTTACAAACTAGAAAAATTAGAAAAAGATAAAAAGAGAGAACTAGAAAAAAAGAAAACTACAAAAAATACTAAGTAGATTTCTTTAATGCTTCTGTAGAGAATTTCAAGTTATTCTTTAATCTCTGATCATTTGGGTCTATCTTGCAAGCTTCTTTTGCATAAGAAACTGCTTCCTTATACATTCCTAAGTTGTAGCAAGCAATAGATGCATAGTCGTGAGGAGCCGATCCCCAAGCTTCAGCCTCACACAAATACTCAAGAGGCTTTTCTTTAATAGCAAGAGCTTCTTTTGCACACTCTAAAGAGTTAGACCAGTCTTTGCGTTCATAATACATCTTTGCAAGATCAACCCAAGGCTCTCTGCGGCCTGGTGCTTGATCGATTGCTTTACGCAGCCATATCTCTGCTTCAGCTGGTAGTGATTTAGCAATAAATCGCATTGATGCTGCACGCTCTGGTGCCCAAAGAGCTGTTGGGAGAGATAGATGTCTTTTAAGTTCTGCTGCTGCTTCCATATACTTACCGTAGAAATAAAGCTCCCTACCATAATAGAAAGCATTTCTATCGTTGTATGGATCTTCTTTCACTGACAATGCTAGAAGTGGCAAGTATTGAGAACGAGATTTAGTTGGATCTGGATGGTGATGAGTTGCAAGTCCCTCAATCCACTCTTGCTTTTCCTCTATACCGTATGAGTATAAACACTCGTGAACAGGGTGGCGCCAACGATAGCCTTTACGAGCATGAATGTGATCATAACTAAATTCTAAACCTGGAGTTCCATCTTCATTCCAAGACCAGATGTGCTTGTAGCGAGGACGAGTTACTCCACGCTCCCAAGCGGCTTCTAGTAGAGGACGCCAGTTCGGTGTAATTACTTCATCCATGTCTAATGAGATACACATATCAATATCAACTGGAAGAGCTGCCATAGCAGCATTGCGTGAGTCGTCAAAACGCCAAGGAGATACACGAACGTCTACTACATTAATACCAAGCTCTCTTGCACGTTCAACAGTTCCATCTGTAGATCCAGTATCGGCAATCAAAAGATAATCTGCATCTTTTGCTGCTTCATACCATGTGTCAACAAACTTACGTTCATTAAGAGCGATGGTGTAAATAGCTACCTTCATGTCTTATCTCTTTTCTTCTATCGTGTTTTTCGGAACCAACATTGATACCCTCTTAATAAGGTCTGAAGTCTATCAGAATAGACACTTTCAAATGCATCTATTGCCATCTTAGGCTCTTTAATAGCACCTAAACCAGCCGACCAAAGATAGTCGTCAAATGCAAGTATCCCTCCAACATTAAGACACTCGTAGGCAGCTACTGCATCTTTTAAAACACCGTATGATGTGTGGTCCCCATCGATATAAATAAAGTCATATTTTTCCCTATTATTTGCAAAGAAACTATCGCTTGTTCCTTTGTATTTAATTACTTTTCTTGTCTCTTGTCCATACTTAGTCTTTTCATCATATAAAGATTCAACTGTATACCAATTCATAGCGTAATGGACTGGCTCTTCTGATCCCTGCCAAGTATCTACATCTACTAGTTTAGCGTCTGGATGAGAAAGAATATTTGCAAGAATCCATACGGAAGCATCTCCAGTATATGCACCTATTTGTAAACATTTTACTGGAGTGTTGTCAAACTCTTTTAGATGGATATTAAAATTATCTTGTCCATCATCAGCAAACCAAGTAACTTCTTCATTCATGCGTCATTTCCCGTCTTTAATAGCTTCTTATAGGCTAGATACTACCGCCAAAAGTCTTTGGAAGCGAGTCATAGTGCTCTTTTGTCATAGAGGTTACATTGCCAGACTCATCAGAGATCTCTACCATTTCAATAGTCTCTCCGTTACTTTCTACTTCTTTAATATTTATCATACTATAGCTCCGAACTGAATCCGATAAAAGCTCCACCCGCCGTTGGGTTAGCTCTAAGAACATAAGGTCTAAATGCTGTCAAACCAGATGAAGTAGTGATAGTGTATTGAGCATAAAGGTTAGAACAGTTAGCTGCGTTAAAGGTAATATTTGTTGGCTGTGTATCAGTGACATAGTCACTAATTCTATACAGAGAGAATGTGCTAGAAAAGTCCATTGCAGTTGGGATAACTCGCATCTGGACTGGAAGTTGTACAGGGAAAGTTGCTGAAGTAGTAGTTGTTGCAATACCAGTATTACTTACTAGGTCAGTTAGACCGTCAGCAGATACTCTGTAATAGTATCTTTGGCACTCAAGGATTTCTGCAGTAATACTTTTTCCAGTTCTACGGAAAGGAGTTGCAACAGATCCAACTTCAATCTGAACTCCAGTAACTTCAAAATAGTCATTTGCTCCAGCTGTACCAACAGGAACATAAAAGAAGTAAGGGCCCATCTCTGCGACGTTTGAGTCAAGAGTTGCGGTATATTGGAATCGTTGCCACGAAGTAGTAAGAGTTGCTGTTTGACTTACTGCAGTAACTGATCCAGTGTATCCAGCAAGAATGTTTTGATTTGTCCCTGTTCCAGTAAATAGACGGACATTGAGTCCACTAGCAGAAGAAGAGTAGTTAGCTCCTGCTCTTGCATAAAAACTATAAGTTATAGTTTTTCCTGCAAAGGGAAGAGTATTTGCGGTTTCAATAGATGAAGCCCAGTAGAGAGCGTCAATTGCTGTGTTACCACTATCTCTTTGAATTCTTGCTGCGTAATCAAAACCAGTTAAACCAGAGGCAACACGGTTAATAGTTGCGCCAGTCACAGCACGATATGGTTGCCAACGATCAGCAACATACTGTGTAAGAATATTTGCTGACACAGAAGAAACTGTTCCTCTTTGCCAAACATCATATCCACCGTTAATTACTGGGTTAAAAATATTCTCTTCTTGCCAAGATAATCCTGTTGTTGCAGTTGAATTTGCAACTAAGATAGATCCGTTTGCTCCCACAGGAAGACGAGTTATGTCTGTACTATATGTAGCAATATCACCCTTAGTTGTAACAATTGCAGGGCCAGATACACCCGTTGCACCTGTAGCACCAGTTGCACCTGTTGGGCCTGTAGGTCCTGTTACCTGTGAATCTGCACCAGTAGGTCCAGTTGATCCCGTAGGACCTGTAGCGCCTGTAGCACCAGTTGCTCCGTTAGTTCCATTAGTTCCGTTAGTTCCAGATGCTCCCGTGGCTCCTGTAGGACCAGTTGGTCCTGTCACTGTACTGGCTGCGCCAGTTACACCTGTCGCACCAGTAGCGCCAGTTGCACCAGTAGCGCCCGTAGGACCAGTTGGTCCGCCAGATGGACCAGTTGGACCAGTTGGTCCGCCAGATGGACCAGTTGCTCCTTGTGGTCCTGTAGGACCCTGAGGCCCGACGAATGGACCTACATTATCCCAAAGAGAGTTAAGGTCAGACCAAACATAAAGATCATTCTGTACAAGATATGCATCCCCAATATTTCCAGCTGGGTTATCTGAAATAAGCGCAGCTTCAGTAGAGTAAGTTCCAAGAACTTGAACTCCAAAACCTTGTGGACCAGTAGATCCAGTTGGACCAAGCGGACCAGTAACTCCTTGTGGACCTGTCGGACCTAATCCAATATATGCTAATTGAGACCATGTAGATCCAGTCCAAAAATACACTTCCCCGTTACTTGGCTTAACCCACATATAACCAACATCAGGAAAACTTGGTTGTGTTTCTGAATATGTTATATCTGTCTTTCCCTCTGCTTCATATAATAAAATTAAAGAGTAAGATAAAAAACTACTGTCTGACTGTACATAGACAGTATCCCCCACTGCTAAACCAAATCTAAATGTTTCAAAAGATTGACCTACAGACAGTGCAAGACTTGAGGTTAAGTAAGACCTAACAGTTGTAGAGGAAGTCCCAGCGGGTTGAATATATATTGTAACCAAACCAGTAGTTCCACCCCTATTAGCGACAATAACAGAAGCTACCCCAGCTCTTGTTGCAGCAGGAAACGCACTATTTACGTTGGCTAACGGACTTAAAACACCTACTCTTGTAACTGCCATTATTCTGTTACCGTCACTCTCTTCCACCCAGCGGAGGTTCGCACCTCTAGAGTATCAGCTTCTGTATTAAAGCGCACATATCCAACTTCTGCAGCTGCGTTACGTTGTCCAGTAGTTCCTCTGTCAACATATAAAGTGTTTTGAGTCCCTCTAATTACTTTATTAGAGAATGTCTGAGGAAGAGCTCCTTGACCGACTACGTCATCCTGTAAAATTCCATATGCACTGAATGCAACACCATCTGTTGTTGGTTTAACTACAAGAGAATCTCCTGCTACAACAGCAAATCTAAAAGTTTCAAAAGAGCTTCCAAACCCAATAATAAGATTTTGTGCAATATATGCATAAGAAGACTCTGTTGTAGCTCCTGACGGGATAACATAGATAGCGCATTTAGGGATAGGTGTAGAGGTAGGGGCTACGTTTGCAGCAATTACCGATACTAAATAGCTTTCTGTAAAAGTAGCAATAGTGATTGGGGTGTTAGCAGTTGGTCTAGCTGTACCCAAACGAGTGATAGCCATACTGACCCCCTATGCCTGAGCTTCAGCCCACGAGAGCTTCGCAGAAGCTAGAGTTTCTGTTCCAGTTAGACGAGCAACTGCAACCGTCATAATATCTGGACCATCTGGGTAAGTGCTGTTTCCTCCAAGAATAGAGTTAGACAACTCGAACAGCTGGCTAATATCTACCAGTGTTGTTTGCTCCACACCGTTGTTTCCGTTAGCTCTGAAGTTATAAACCTGAACACCACCAGAAATTGTATCGTTGGATGTATGCTCAATAGTTTGAACCAAAGATGGAACATCGATTGCTTGGAAGTTCAAGTTGTTCAAACGTCCATTTAGCAAAAGCTTAACATCTACTAACTGGTTAGTTTGAAGACCGACTTCGTTCAGACGTAACTGCATGCGGTTAATAATGTCACGATCACCAAGAGCACCAGTCAAACCTTCAGATACAGAAGGTGAGAGTCTGATAGAGATCAGTGGTTGATAGTTGGTTCCAGAACTGTTATTAAGAGATCCAGCAGGTGTAAATGTATATGTACCTGTACCAGTTCCAGCTGAAGTAATGTTAATAGCACCCTTAATGACTACAGATGCTCCGATTGGAGCTCCAGTACCAATATTCTGGAAATTTTGACCAGCGGCGTTATATACAACAGTACTTCCAGTAGTTCCAGAAATACACTGGAACACACCATTAATAGATGTAGCTCCTACATCTGTAGCTGGGAGATTTACAAAGATAGAATCTCCAACAGAGAATCCGTGTGCAGCTGTGGTTGTAAGGGTTACAATTCCACCAGCTTTTACTCTATTACTAATACTGAAAGCAGTATTAGCTGCTGTTGCAGCTGACGGGAAGAGAACTACGCTATTAGCTGTAAGTGCTCTAACATAATAGATTCTTTCATTTGTTAGATTTGCATCGGCATTAATACCAGCAACAATCTGCAAAGTCGGATTCTGGGTATTTGCCTGAGGCTGTCCATTTGGCGCTGTTGATGTAAATTGAAGAGCATCTCCAGTAGCAAAACCGTGTGAAGGAATTGTAATAATGTCATTTAGAGGACTAATTGCAGTAGAACCAAAGCTCTTTGCAGTAGTTCCACCGATATTTAATGATGAGCTTGATTTAGAGAATAAATATGCACGGTCGTCGTCAAACTTACCATCCATAATAACCGAAGTACCCCAGTGGAAGAGAGATGGGATATAAGTTGGGTTTGCACCAGTAGCTACTTCGTAACGAGCTGGAAGGTTACCAGAACGGAAGTATGATTCGTACTTTAAGTTATTGTGGACATATTCGTGAACATATCGTACTTGTCCATCTACAGTCTTAAATCCATAACGGATTTTACCTGCACCGTACCAAGAATAGTCCATATAAATCATCTGAATCTTAGATAGATCTAGATCGTATCCTGTAACTCCAAGACCATCTACAGGGTCAATCGACCACTGCTCTTGAGGTGTTCTGGTGTCGACAGTGAGAGTGGCAATAATACCTGTCTTAGCTGGTGTGAATGAGTGAGGGGACCCTGTTCCAGCACTAGACAAAGTAACAGTCTGAGTTGCATCTGGATTAGCTTTTAACCAGAAGTTGTTGTTATCAATAACACTTACATAGTAAGTACGACCATTGATAAGTCCACCGATAGGGCTTCCGTCAATAGCGTTATATTCTAGAGGTAGATTGTTAGAGAAGCCGTGGTTGATGATATTAAAGATATTTGTAGCAACCTTAACAACACCAGTTGTTCCATCTCCTGGAATGAATTCTTTTTCGTTACCAGAGTTACCTTTATATTCAGGTTTAATGGACATACGACTTGTTCCAGTAATACTTGTTACACGATAGCTTTGTCCACGAAGAACAATCTTATCTCCGACAACCAGCTGTGCTGAGAAGTTTGTATTTGTTCCAAAAACAAACTCCGAGCCTTGTAGTGCGGCACATGTACCAGCAATTTGTTGAGTAGATGATCTACGAACTGCCCAGATCTTCTGACCGTCAAACTCAAAGAACATACCGTTCTGGTCGTCAAACATACCTGCACGAAGTGCACCATTTTCCCAAGCAGTTACATGTAGTCTAGGGAATCCATATGCTGATGACTCTACAATTGGTTGTGTTGCTATAAATGTAAAGTTAAAGGAGTCAATTACAGTTACTTGGAATGTTCCATTATAGACAGTACTTGTAACTCCTTGTGAAGTTTCAGCGTCATCAGTTCTCACAAAAAGACCATTGATTAACCCGTGAGGTCTGCGAGTTCTTACTGCAACTACAGATGAAGTGCCTACTCTAGTCATAGATTCAATGTCGATTGAAGGCTTAAAGTTGATACCAGCTGATGTCTGAATACCTTTACCTGACTGGTAGCGGAAATACTTACGAGTTTGGCGAATAATTGAGCCGTACCAAGTACCGAATCCTGTGGACATTTCCACACCACCATCGAACGGACGGTGTAGTGAGTACCCTTGAGGACGTACATATACGAAGGTTGGGTAGGAGAAGTTGACTCCTGTGTAAGTTGTGCTGTATCCACGATCTACGGTAATCTGATTATCTCCACCAATAGCCGCAATCTCACGAATAATAGGTGTAGAAGGTATTGTTTTAGTTAAAGCAAGAGCTGAACCACTACCCTGAGTTGTTAGGTCGATAGCATTAGTTCCAGCAACTGCATCAGATTGTAGATTGTGAAGAGTTATGGTGTTACTTGAGTTAGGTGTAACAGTTCCAGTCACAGTTGCTGTAGAAACGGTTCCACTTGTGGAGGACGTTACCTTAAATGTTGTAGCACTTGGTACCTGAGTTACAGTAAATGTTCCATTAAACAATTCAGGATTCACACCTGAAATCGAGCTAATAGTTACAGAGTTACCAGCTCTTAAATTGTGAGCAGCAGATGTTGTAAACAAAATAACATTTAAATCTCTTTGACGAGCTGTAAGAGATGAGGTGCTCGGAGCAGCCAGTGACCTTACAAAGTAGTAATAACCGCTGACAAGTGGGTTAGGTGCTACGCCACCAGCTCCAGTAGATTGAACAACTCCAGATGTAGTTAGATCTTCTGTGATAGCAGTAGCTAAAGAATTTGGATGAGTATATGTAATGCTAAATACTCCAGCAGTATTGTCAACCGCAGTAAGTACGAATGTTCCGTTAAATTCTGAAGCATTAGGTCCTGTAACTCCTGAAATTGTAAGAGTGTTTCCAATAATATATGGATGAGATTCTCCAAGCTTTATAGTTCTTGTTGTTCCAGCGTTTGAAGCAACAGAGAAGATACCTCTTCTAGGACCGCCTGTGCCCGGACTAAATACTACAGAGTCTCCAGTAGCGTATGGGTGAGCTGCAAGGGTAATGACATCTGTTCCTGTAGTTACATCCGTAGATGCAAAAAACGAACTTTGTGTTGTGTCTGGAGGGAAGATACGGAATTTATCTCCTACCTTAAGAATTTTAGAAAATGCGGTTCCTGAACCACTTACAAGCACGGATCCAGAAGTAGTTGTAACTGTTCCTGTACCAGTAATCTGCCCGTTGATCTGAGAGCTTGTGAGGCTGTGAGAGACTCCAGCGCCGAAGCTTGCAAGGGTAAGTGGTACACCTGAGTTTGCATCTATTTGAGTTTCTGCAAGCTTAATCCAGTCTTTATTGATAACAATTACATAATAATGTGTGTCATCAACTAAGCCACTTAAATCAGTTCCTCCGCCATTGGAGTATGTAATTTCTGTTCCTGTGTTAAATCCGTGAGACACGACCTTAATAATATTCTGAGTAAGATCTACAGAAGTTCTTGGGTCGAATGTCTTAGTAATAACTGGTACAGATCCATTAGCTGCTACTTCAAATGTAGTTGGGCTACTAATATTAGTAATAGTGTATGTTCCGTCAGGAGTTCTAATAAGAGACTTAAGTTTATGACGTCCTACTGCGGTAGTTGCTGTAGTTAAATCTACAGTAGTTCCACTGCTAGCGTTTTCTGCTGTAGTTGCAAGTTTAAATGTATTACCGTTAATTGGAACAATGTAGTAAGGTGTTCCACTAGTTATACCGCCAATAGCTGTTTGACCTACAGTATCATACTCAACAAGCTCGCCTAAGCTAAATCCGTTGTTAGGGATTGTGATGGTGTTGTCGTCGTAGTTAACAGAGAATGTAACTA